GAGAGCATCAACTCCCCATCCCCCATCTAACCAAACTGCAATACCATTATCTAAACAATAGTTTATAATTTCAATAGCATCAGCTTTATTAACCATTAGAATTACCTCCTTTTTTCAAACTACTCATATTTACTCAATAAAGTATATGGTTTCCTATCTAGGTATACTATTTTCCCATTTAAGACATCATAAACAGTGATTATTAAATAATGCACACTTTATATTATAACCTCTTTTTAAGTTTTAGGAAAGAGGCATGAACCTATTTAATTATTTCCTGTTTCCTTTATAATTCTGATTATTCGGATTCAATTGATTAGCATGGTTATTATTGTTTGCTCGATTTGCAGAATTGTTTGAGTTGCGTTGATTAGCATAATCATTCACTTGTTGTCGTGAATGTGTCTTGCCAGAAACTCCATTGCTTTTACTCATCGTTTAATCCTCCTCACTAAATTCGTCTGGTAATCCAAAGAAATCGCAAAGAACTAAGTAAGCAGCATATCGCTTAGCTTCTTTCTTTGATGTTGCATAGGCAGTATGTTTCATTGCCCAGCTTCTCACATAACATGAACATTCCCACATCAATCTTCCATCATTCATTAAAACTTGTTCTTCTGGTTGATTGTATTCAGGAATAGAACATCTACCTTTTTCTGCTAGTTCTTTTAAGGTAGTTATTGCGTTTTGTAACTGAAACTTTGATGGTCTTGGTTCCTCAGTGTCAACACCTACTAGGAAATCCTCTATACGAAGCATAACTTCAACCACATTTTGAAGCTCATCAGGATTCCAATCACTATCAATAGCAATAGCTCCAAGTATTGCTTCAAATAGATCAGCTTTAACTTTTGTTAAATTCTTTTTAAAGTTCTCATTTTCTAGGTCACTATCACCTAAATACATGAACTTATATAATCCTAATTGATTTATTTTTTTTGCGAGTGTTTCATTTGATACTATTTGTTTCCTTAACTCTGTAAAATCAGCTTCATTTTTATGAGCCACAATGCTGTACTCGTTAAGGTCATCATCTTCGTCATAGTAATCTGATTGAGATTTTACAAAACCAAATCTATCGGCGATAACTTTTGTTACATAAAAATCTAGAACCTTGTCGCCTAAAAATTCTAGAACTTCATTGTTTTCACCACCATATTGTGATGAATAAGAGCTACGTGTGAAAGCTTGAAAAAGCAAGTCCACATTATTAAACCAGTAGCCAATCTTCTTTTGAACATCATCTAAATGTTCTCTTAAATCTTGCATATTAATTCCTCCTTTTATTTTATTGTCCGAGAGGAAACAAAAAAGACCTATGCCGATAAGGATATCTGCTTCTAGCAGTAAGCAAAAATAACCCTATTTACTTAAGTCTTAATTAAATCAAAATAATATTTGTAAGTTTATTTATCTAATTTTTCCCACTCGCATAGAAAAGTTCAAATAAATACCGTTACGCTGTTACTTTGAGGAAACTAATCCTTCCATCGGACACTTATATTTTATCACAAGGAGTTTTTTTTGTCTATACACTTATTAAAAAAACACCACCAAAGTGGTGCTTATTTAACTGTTAGTCCGTTATAAAACTTAAATGTGATACTTGAATCCCTATGAACCGTTGCACTTTCAACTATTAACATCCAAACCATCTCGTTCCAATATTGAATTTGATCCTCTGAGTTTTCAAGACTCGATATGAAAGCAGTAAGCTTTATTGCCTTTGCTTGTTTACTATTTTTTTGTTTTAATAACTCTTCATGTCTTAATCTTAATTTTTCATAACGTTCTGATAATTGCTCATATCTCTTGTTATACTCTTCAATTTGAATATCAGTTTTTGAATTTTCTTTAACTAGCTTACTTACAAGTTCTGATACGACAATAATTTCATCGTTGATTTTTACAATCTCTTCATCAATTTTACTTGTATCAGTTAGTAATTCAATAACCTCGTTTGCATCGTCTATGATTCTTCTTTTATCAGCCATTGTTAAATTATATGCTTTGATAAATTTTTCTTTAATATCTTCTTGATTTAGGTGTGGAGTTAAGCATTTATCTTTGCCTTTGTGAAACTTATTATTGCACTGATAAACAAACTTTTCATAATTACTTCCTGAATGCCATTTTTTCCTACCATAAAAGCCACCACAATCTTCACATATAAGTTTGGATGAAAATAAATCATTAGCTGAGTATCTTGGTCCCATAACACTTCTTCTTTGAAGCTCTATTTGTACGAGGTCCCAGAAACTTCTATCAATAATTGCAGGATGACTGTTTTCAACATAATATTGAGGAATTTGTCCAGTGTTTTTCACTACTGTTTGCTCTAAAAAGTTATCAGTGAATGTCTTTTGTAATAGAGCATCACCTTTATATTTTTCATTACTAAGTATTGATGTTACTGTGTTTTTGGTCCAGTTAGTATTCTTTCCTGAAGGAGTCTTTACTTCATGCTCTTTTAAATATCTAGCTATTCCTGTGGCAGTTTTACCTTCTACTAAAAACATCCTATAAATTCGTCTTACAATTTCTGCCTCTTCCTCAACAATCATAATCTTGTCATTTTCTTTTTTATAACCTAAGAAAGTACTATAAGCAAACGATACTCTACCTTCTTGAAAAGCTACTCTTTTTCCCCATGTAACGTTCTGACTAATGGACCTTGATTCCTCTTGAGCTATCGATGCCATAATAGTTAATATCAGCTCACTTTTTTGATCCAATGTCCATAGGTTTTCCTTTTCAAAATAAACCTCTATTCCCTTTTCTTTTAACTTTCTAACATATGAAATAGTGTCTAATGTGTTACGAGCAAACCTTGATATTGATTTGGTAATAATAAGATTGATTTTCCCATCTAAAGCATCATTAATCATCTTATTAAATCCAACTCTTCTTTTTGTGTTTATTCCACTAATACCTTCGTCAGAATATACATCTACATATTCCCAATCGAGCCTTTCTCTAATAAGTCCTTTATAGTAATTTACTTGAGCTTCATAACTTGTGTATTGTTCATCTGTATTTGTTGACACTCTCGCATATGCCGCTACTTTTAGTTTTTCTTTGCTTCCTATTGGTAACTGTGACAAAGGATCGATTGTTGATGGTATAACTGTTACCTTAGCCATTTTAGCCATTTCCATTCCCCCTATATCTATTCAATGCTTTAATTCTTGCTGCCTTTTTCATTTCATCGGTCCAGCCAGCCGATCTTGGATCGTATTCCCAAATATACTCTATTTCTCTTCCATCTCTTAATTTAAATAAAAGCTTATTATCTGGTAGGACAATTACAGTTTCTACAGTTATATCAAAAGTATGTCTATTGAATGATGTCATTTTAAGAATATGATTTGATGCTTCAATTATTTTTGCATCTAATACTTGCTTAGAACTACACTCTGATGTTCCTTTTTGTCTGGCAGTTGAGCATAGCCAAACATCATTATATTTTGTTTTTCTAAAGGTATACATTTTGTTACATTGGCCACATCTAATACGGCCTTTAAAAATGCTGTCATTATTACTTTGTTTAACATTAACTGTTTTTAATCTTCTCAATTCTTGTGCTGCAAAAAATGTCTCTTTACTTATAATTGGTTCGTGATTATCTTCTACACAATATTTATCAAGTTCACCATAGTTTAATTTCGTAAGTTTTGTTAGGTGATTTTCTCTAAATGTTTTTTGAAGTATCAAACTTCCTGTGTAATTATAGTTAATCAAAACACCTCTAATTGAGGCTCTGTTCCATTTCTCTGAAAATTTAGGTTTATAGCCTCTTTCATTTAAAATTTTACCAATTTGCATATCGCCATAGCCTTCAAGATATAACTTATAAATTAGTCTAACAATTTCTGCTTCTTCTGGAACTAATACTAAATTCCTATTTTCTAATTTATAACCATAACTATCTTTTCCACCCCAAGGGATACCTTCTTCAAAGTCTTTCTTAATTCGCCACTTCATATTTTCGGATACACTTCTTGATTCCTCTTGTGCGAAAGTAGCTAAAAACGTGAGTATCATTTCACCTTCACCACTTAGTGTATGAATATTTTGTTCCTCAAAGAAAATATCAACTTCTAAAGCTTTTAATTCTCTAACTACCTCAAGTAGAGTTAAAGTGTTTCTGGCAAACCTTGATATTGATTTAGTTATGATCATATCAATTTTACCGTTTCTACTATCTTCAATTAATGCTTGAAATTCCTCTCTTGTATCTCTTGTGCCGGTTAGTGCTTCATCCGCATAAACACCAACGAACTCCCAATCAGAATTATTTTGTATTAATTGCTTGTAATAA